AATCTGTTAGTGCAGTAGTGCCTGAAGTGCTAGGATCAACTCTAGTCAAAGAACCACCTTTAGCTGTATAACCTGTGCCACTAACTTCATTAGAGGTTGTATATGCTGTTGTAGCTGCATCTAGTGATGCAGAGCTTGTATATAAAGCTAATTGAAAAGTGCTACCACCACTATTCTTAAAATTATGTACTCCTTCTAATAATTCTTTTTTGAAAGATGTACACATTGCTTGTGAAATTGCCATTATAGTCTCCTAATAATTTCAGCCATATCTTTATGACCTTGCTGTTCTAATAATCCTGCTACAGTAGCTCTATCACTAGCTATAGCTTGTTTTAAATAAAACAATACAACACTTGTCATATTGTCTTTAAAAGCTTGTGCCTGTGCTTTTACCATTGGATCAGCATTGTCACTAATAGAAATTAACTTTTCCATTATTCTTTCTGTCCAATGCTCAGGACTTAATCCTTTATTTTGAGTTGTTTTAACATCAATATTGCCTAAACTTGTTGATACATCTACTGTAAACATTATGTTACCTGTTGTCTTACAGGACCTGTCCTGTAGTTATCTTTAGTATTTTTACCTTCAGCAAAAACTTTAAATCTTGATATAGCCTCTTGAAATCTTTTTTCATAATTAACCATAATATCTGGCTCACCTTTCATAAAGGTATAAGCCTCTACTAAAGAACCATATAATAAACAATCTGGAGCATTAGTACCTATATAACTTGTTCCATCTCCACTAGCTGTAATAGATGTTGGTGTATATTCATAATGAAGTTCTGCAGTAAAATTTGCATTTGGTGTTGGTGCAACAATAAAACTATCTTCATCAAATCTAGCATAATATTTTGGCACACCTGTTGTAGAACTATTAGGATAAGCTTCTCTTATAAAAGCTACATCTTTAAATAGTAAATACTCATAACCACTATTATCTACAGCTAAAGAATGTGATGATAAAAAGTCAGTAGGAGTAGATAAATATTGATTACCTGATGTTAAAGTTCCTGTAACATTTTTTCTAAATACTGGAAGCGATACAAGTTTTTGTATCCTATCCTCTGTATTAACTATAAATTCATCTAAATTATTTACAAAAGTAGTTTCTGTATTATTAGTATAATCTTGTATAGCTGTTTTTAATGTTGTAAATGTCCAAGCCATTATCCTGTACTCACTTTAACTTTCCCAATTTCTGTTCTTAATATAAGTCCTGTTCCTGATACAGGATTAAATCCAAAATATTTAGTAGATGATTTTTCACCTCTATCAGGTCTTGGATTAAATAATGATTGATTGTCAGATGAGTCTACCTCACCAATTTTTAATTGTGGATGATCAACATCAAGACAATTAGGACAAACTCTTAATCCATTACGAATACTATCTTGTATTTCGTATTGTAAATCGTTTAGCTTATAAGTAAAACCACATCTATCGCAATCACCTAAAGCTTTTTTACCTACTGCATAACTCATCTATATAAATTTATATCAGGAACAAATTTAACAGATGCTCTTTCTCTATCAGCATCGCTTACATCGTTCCAAAGTTCATCATACCTTTGTTTAATCATTCCAACTCTATTCTGTGCTTCAGGTATTTTACAAGCTAAATTATAAGCTAAAGCATATGTTAGACATGGTAAATATCTACTAGGCACATCTGCGTTATTACTTGCAACATTACCAGCATCTTCTATTCTTTTTATATAGTCATATACTAATGTATATGTTTCTGCAGAATCAGGAGTTGCCCACAAAACTATACTATTAGAACTTGTGCCTTTATCAATAAAAAACTGAGTTGGTTTTGATTCTAATAATTTAACAGCTTGATGATTATATTCTGTTCTTGATATTCTGTTTAATCTTTGATCAAACTGTTTATCTGTATCACCTGCATCTGTTCTTATGAAAGCATCTACTACTTCTAGAGCACTAGATTCTAAAGTATATGAACTAGTACCAGCAGTAAGTGTCTGAGTAGCTTGTTCTATCTTCCAAAGATTTAATCCTTTGTTTTGCCACTCTAAAAAGATAAGATTAAGAGCACGTTTTGCTCCTTTATAATCGTAGCCTGAACGCAACTCACTACCACATAGATCATAAGCTTCTTCCATAATATCGCCTAAATCTAACGTAAATGCTGTTGTTCCACTTGTTGCCATTATTTACCTTCTTTTTTTCTTATTGCTTCTTTGCCTTTTTTAGCGATTCTTGCTTGTTCTTTTTTACCTGCGACTTTTGCTCTTTGTTCCAACACAGTAAGGATTTGAATTTTTCTAGCAAAAGGTTTGTTAATTCTTTTAACTTTAGCCACAGTTCTACGAGCATCTGCTGGAGTTCTGAAAGCAATGCTAACAGTGTCTTTTGGATTTTCATCAGTATATAATCTCCTCCCACTTCCTTTGGGTTTTTTTCCTGTTCCTACTTTAGGGTCTCTACGTTTTCTCAATTAACACTTCCACCTTCTACGAGCCTGTCTAATTCTTGAATTAGGATCATTTCTAGTTTTAGCTGAACTACGTTTAAGTTGTCCTAAAGACCTTGCACAATAAGACTTTCTACGTTTTGCTGCCTTACTACCTTTTTTAACTTTACCTGTTACTGCTGTTTTTAACTTAGAACCAGGATTTAACTTTCTATAAGCTTTAACTCCTGCCTTAGTCATTCCAGCTCCAGACTTAGTAGATCGGAAATTTTTTTTATTCCTAGGCGGCATCTTCGCCTGTTTTCTTATAGGCATATTTACTACTTAGTTTTTTTACCGCCTTTCATACCACCTTTAGTAGACATTTTGCTTCTCATCATAACTTTTTTACCTGCAGCATAACCTCTATTTTCCATAGGTTTATCATTGGTCATTCTAGTATTCATACCCATACTAAACATTTTTTTAACATACTGTTTATTAGATTCAGCTCCCATTTCAGTTGCTTTTACTTTTCTGCCACCAACCATACCACCTTTGGTGCCCATCTTACTTTTCATGGTGCCTTTACCACCCTTGTAACCCATTTTACTTTTCATTTTTCCTGCCATAATTTTATACCTTTACTTAGATGCAGCTTTTTTAGGTCTACCCTTTTTTTTAGCTGCTGTTTTCTTAACTGTTTTCTTTTTTGGTTTTTTACCACCAACATAAGCTTCATTAATATCAGGTGTAGATAAGTCGTCAGCTATATAATGACCTTTATCATCTCTAGCTCTTACGCCATTCATTTCATCACACTTACGTTGTGCATCTTCTAAATCAGGATCAGGACCAAATACTGGTCTCCAAATACCATCATCTGAAACTTCTAAAACTTTGTATTGTGGTGGAAATTCACCAGTTTCTGAAATTATATAATTTGCCATAATAAATACCTGTTAATCAGAATATACTTTAACCATTTCTAAAACAATAGAATAAGTATCCCCTGATGAGTGTCCTTTAGTAGTAAGAAGAATGTCTCCATTTTTACCACTGCCTGCGTTATTTGGAAGTCCTCCAAAATCTTTAAAATCCATATGTCCATTACTACTTTCAGCAAGCTCCATAAGTAAAACATTACTAGTTGCATTTAAAAATAATTGCACTGACATACCTACAATAGCATGACTAATACGCATTACTCTTACTTCTGAACAAGATGTTCCTGCAGAGTTAGCGGCTAAAGCAGATACATCTACTTTAGCTACTGCGGATTCGCCAGTACCATCGCTGACATTTGTAAACTTCATAACACAATTTCTTTCACCATCAATAATAGTTTGTGATGTTACTGCGTCTGCCATAATTTACTCCTTACGCTATTTGAGTGTATTCAATAATAAATGTAAAAGAACCTGCAGTTGTAGCATCTACTGTATTAGTAATATTGCAATAAATAGTTCTTTCAGTATCTGTATATTGAACAGAAGCTGGAGCTGTTGTGCCATCTTGTGTTTGTAAAACTAAACTGGTTACTGTTACATTGTGAGCAACAACAGTTGTGCCACCATCAAGTATTTCATCAGTTTGAGCTGCAACAATTTGTGCACCAGAAGATGATGTACCTACTTCATAACCAATATCACCTGTTCCAATAACAGGAGAAACATCACAAAATATTTTTATATCTGTGATAATTGTATTTGCTGGTTGAGTAAATTCACCTATAGTTGGAGAATCTCCTGCTGTAGTATTTACTGTTACGCCAGTTGCAAAACCTACATGTTTTACATATTTATTAGTAACAATACCTGTAGATGCAATAGTTGCTACATCTGAGACTGCACCTGTGCTTGAATTTTTTGAAATGACCTTGAATCCGTTTTCGGTTCTTACTGGTCCATTAAAAGTTGTGTTAGCCATAATTTTCTCCTAAAAGAAATGATCTATCATCTTGGCAAATGTCTGCTAGGTCAGTTGATAGATTAGTTATTAAAATCCCTAGAGTTATATAGATAATATAACATAAAAAAAAGGGGAGCGTGTGCTCCCCTAAAAGTTCTTACGAACTACCTGGTGAACCAAAGATACCTAGTGGATCAGATACACCGAAAGAATATCTTTCTCTCGCCTTATATCTAACATTACCAGTATCGAAGTCTCCATCCATAGTAGTAGTCATAGGTGCTCTAACAAAATGCTTCATTCCATCTGGAACATCTGTTGTGATAAAGAAAGCATTTGTATCAGTTAAATAATGATTAACTGAATAACCTTCTGGAATCACACCATTAGTTTTCACAGCATTTATGTCATTGTCAGCAGTTCCTACTCTATAATCACTTTGTAACAATCTAGTTGCTACAAACTGTAGGTCACTAGGAATAATAAGTTTCCTAGCTTTTGCTGCAATTTTAAGACCTCTTTCATCAACATATTTGCCGATTTGAATGATTGCATCTTCTAAAGATGTTTCATTTAAGTCTGCACCTGTTGATGGTCTATTACTATTTGTGCCACCGTTTACAAGCGGGTGAGCTGTGCTAAATAAAGCAACACCATCACCAGAAGAAAAAGTAGTTGAGAATCCATTATTTAATGGAAACGCTGCTTTTACTTGCTTTGTATAAGACATAGCTCTAGCTAATGCTTTAGTATATCTAGCTGATACTGAAACGTATAGATTATCTTCCATAGCTTCTTCAGTAATGCTGAATCCTAAACCAATAGTTTCATGCGTATATCTAGCGACAAAAGATTCTTGTGCAGTATCATAAGTGATAGCTGAACCTTCATCTTTTACAGGAGCTGCTCCAAAACCAGATAACTTTAATTCTTCTTCAAAACTTCTTTCAGAATTTTCAGTTACATAGATTTCTTCGTGCTCATTCTCATAACGATTGTATTCTTCACCGAATAATGCGTTAAGACCAGGTAAGAGTTGTTTTAACTCGTTAGCTCTTGAAATAGCTGCCATAATTTATCTCCCTTAACCTATACCTGTTGTATTTAACAACTGGTGTCCGACATTAAACATTACTAGTACATCAGTAAATGAATCACCAACAGCACTATCTGGTCCATCAACAAAGTCTACGACTTTTAATGGTAGTGTGTTAGTAGTAGCTGCTGT